GGAAAAAGAACTGGAGGGCAAAGAAGGTGAAGAAAACAAAATCAGTGATGTATTGGTTAACATCAATGAAGAAAAAGAAACTTCATTGTGTTAAGAACCATTTATGGCAAAAGGTAAAAACTGAGCAGGAAAATTATAAATTCAAAAAGGTTGCCGGAATTCAAATAAATCAGCCTGAAGATAAATACAATCACTGTTTTTCTGCTGATACGATGGTTTTGACGACTAAAGGAAACAAAATGATAGTTGACGTTGTTATTGGTGATACTATTATTAATTCATTTGGTGAATATAAAGTAATAAATTCATTCCTAAGTCGCAAAGATGCTGAAACAAACGACTATAAAATATCTTGTGGCATTGGTAGCTTTTGTGTATCTTCAACAAGCGAACATAAGGTTAAAACTCAATTAGGATGGAAAGAAATATCACAAATAAAAAAAGGGGATTGCATTTGGACAGTCAAGAATTCAATGGCAAGCAGTACCACCTTTATAAGGGAGAAAGGTATTTTTCACGAGGAGGGAAACGACTTCACAGAGTTGTATGGGCATTTCACAACGGAAAGATACCGAAAGGGTTTCACGTTCATCACGACGACGATAATCCGCATAATAATAGCATTGACAATCTTATTTTGCTTACTGAATTTGAACATCTTAGTGAACATAAAAAAACATATTGTTCAGAAAATAAAGATAAAGTCAGAAAACATTTGGACAAAATCAGGCCAAAAACAAAAGAATGGCACTCTTCAAAAGAAGGAATCAAATGGCATAAAGAGCATGCTAAAAGGATCAATTTTGGAAATGAAACATTCGGTGAAAGAAATTGTGAAGTTTGCCGTTCCGAATTTACTGCAAAAAGAAATTCACAAAAATTCTGTTCTAACTCTTGTAAATCACAATACCGTAGGAACAAAGGACTTGATAATGAATATAGGAACTGCATCATTTGTGGGGTTGAGTTTCAAACTAATAAATATTCAAAGGGAAAAACCTGTTCTAAGGAATGTACAAATAAACACAGTTCTGAAGTCAAGCGTTCAAGATGTTTATGATCTAACAATTGATAATAAGCACGAATTTTTAGCAAATGAAATATTGGTTCACAATTGTTTTGATGCAGTGAGGTATTGCCATATTGAATTCAACAGGCCCGAAATGGAAATGAAAACAGAAAAAAGTGTTCGTTCAATGGGTGTTAACTATTGATGAAACCTGATCTTCCAAATTAATCTGCAAAATATTTAAAACTTTTTTCATTTTATGCATTGTTATTACAAATATGTTTCATATATTTGTAATGAACAAACAAACAAACGATATGACAACTACACAAATTATCAAGGAAAAAAGATCATTATCAAGCCAATTGAAAAAAGCTATGATAAAAAGAGATTATAAAACAATGAGATCTTTGGTTTCATCAATTGATGCACTGAATGATAAATTGAACTTGAAATTTATATAATTCCAAAAAACAAACGAAATGAAAAAATCAAACTACATTGCAGAAACGGTTAAGAATCTATTGGTAAATTCACCTGTTGAAAAGTGCCAGGTTCAAATTGCACAGGAAAATGATATTGCAGCCAAAACAACACGTTTTGAAGAAGGAAACATTTATGAAATGCGTTTTATTGGTGATAGTGATTTAAAGCCTCAATTCATCTGTTTGAAAAGAACTGCAAAAACTGCAACTTTCCAAAGATTCCAAAGCACTGAAAAGGCATTTACAAGAAAAATAAAGACATACAACAATTCAGAATATATTGTTGATGGATCCTATTCAATGGCGCCAAGTATAAATTCAAACAAAGTAGTTGGATAAATAACAAACGGCCTGAGCAATCAGGCCTTTAAACAAACGATAAACAATGAAAACTTACATCACTACATTTGGAACAGGAACTGAATCAATAAAGGTAACTGAAGATAATTGTGTTTCATTTTCTGAGGCCGTTATCAGAATGGAACATTCAGGATTTAATATGGAAGATATTACAGGCGTTGAATCATTTATTTTCTGATTATGGCATTTAAAATTGGGCAAAAAGTTATCTGCATTAAAGATGTTGAATGGTATTCTGATTTTGATGGCCTTAATTATGATGGGCCAAAGAAGGATGAAATCCTAACAATTGATTTCTTTGAAGATCCGTTTCATTTGGGGTTCAATAAATATTCAACAACTGAAGGTTATTATTATGAAAATTTCCGGCCATTGGATGAAGATTTTGTTGAAGAGGTTTTGAAAATGATATTGGAACAATCGGTTCCTGAAACTGTATAATTAAAAACAAACGAAAATGAAAAAAGTAACAATTAGCAAAAAACTTGCAAAGAAGATCCACAAAGAATTGCGTGATTCACATCTTGGGGATCTGATGGAAAAAGAAATTCCTGAGCTGAGGAAACAAAAATTGGAATTTAACCGATGGATCAAAGATGATAATTTTCCTTTATGGCTTGCGTTCTTTGGTTCTGATGGAATAAGATATGGATTTGATTCACGTGGTGAATGGTATATAAAAGATTCAGGTGAACTAAATCCAAACTTTTGTGAAAGAAACAGATATGCATCAAGCACTGAGGCATGTATTATTTTCCAAAAATATATTTTAGAAAAATATAATGGTGGTGATTTATTGAGATGTGTTGAAACTGGAAAGTATTTCAATTTTAAATCAGCATTTTGTTTTGAATTTCCAAGAGGAAAAAACATTATAAAACTTTTAAATGATGATTTTGTTATTTTCAAAGATGGAGTATTTGCCGAAAAAGTAAAATCAGTTTATCCACCATCACTGCAATCTGCCATCAATGCAATCTGCCATCAATGAAATTGGAATTGAAAAGATCCGTGAACTTATTAAATAACTGAAAGATGAAAGAACAGGAAATATTGGAAAAGAAAAAAGATGATTTGGAAAACAAGCTGAAGGATGTTTTAAAAGAATTCTATGATGAAACAGGATTAACGCCAATAATAAAACTAACACCGGACTTTATGCCTTTTGGCACCAACGGTGAACACATATTTGATTATTACTGCAAAATGACAATCAAATTATAAAAGATAAAACTGAAATAAGATAATTCAAAAATCCTCTTTTCAAAAGGGGATTTTCTTTTTTGCAATAGTTTCAATTTTAATTTATAGTTTTGTGCTATATTTATTTCCACTTCTATAAATAAAAACAATTATGGATGATATTATTGCATTATTGATTTCAGATCCAGTAAAGGCCATTGAAAAACTAAAGGTTAACGCACTGGATAAAACCGAAATTGAACGGCTATCAAAGGAATTCAATGAGATTGACAGGAACAGCCGGCCAACTCAGGTTGGGTTGATCCAAAAGGATAAAATCATTGGTGAAGATTCATCCAAACAAAAACTGGTTAAAAAGGTTCGTATATCGGTGCCGTTTCAAAATAAGATTGTAAGAACTGCAACGGCATTTGAAGTTGGTGAAGCTCCTTCAATCATTCCTGAGGAAAGAAATGGTCTAACAGATGAAATTTTAAGGTTGTGGAAAGTCAATAGGATTGATCACATTTTGCAGCAAGCGAAAACACTTCAGAAATCAGAACTTCAATGTGCAATTTCATTTTACATCAAAACAATTGATTCATCAAATAAAATATTGAGGTTTGCCGGTTTAAATAAGACACGTGAACTGAAGGTTAGATTGCTGAAGAACGAAAACGGCCTGATGTATCCATATTTTGATGCCTATGGTGATATGAAAGCGTTTGTTTGGGAATTCACCATTAAAAACGGTGATACGGATGAAAGGCACGTTTGGGTTTATGATGCTGAAAATGTTTATTTCTTAGGTCCTGATGAAAAAGGAACCTTTGGTTTTGTGAAAAAAGAAAAGCACGGTTTCAAAAATATTCCAATAGTTTATTTGAATCAGAAAAGGCCGGAATGGTTTGAAGTCCAGGAAATGATTGATAGGTTAGAGGTTTCTATATCAAAGGCCGGTGATGCAAACGATTATACAGGGCATCCAATATTGAAATTGATTGGTGATGTTCAAGGCGCACCGGAAAAAGATGATGAAGGAAAGGCGTTCATTTTACCGTTAAAGTACAATGAAGAAACGGAAAAGATGGAACATGGTGATGTTGCTTTCCTCACTTATGATCAGGCACCGGAAGCTGTTAAATTGGAACAGGACCGTTTGGAAAAATATATCTATTCAATGACATCAACACCGGATATTTCATTTGATAATATCAAAGGACTTGGAAATGTTTCCGGTGTTGCCATCAAACTGATGTTCCTGGATGCAATGCTGAAGGCCAAGATGAATGAAGGTGAAAACAAAACCATCATTGAACGGATCAACAACGTTTTGATTTCAGGAACCACAACAACAATTGCAACTGGATTGGCAAAGTTTGTTGAAAAAACATTTTTCAATGTTCAATTCAATTCCATCATTCCTGATGATCTGAAAGATTCCGTTGAAACATTATCAAAGGCAGTTGAAGGTAAATTTATGAGTAGAAAAAAAGCTGTTGAGGTTTTCAACAAATCTGATGATTATGAAGATGAAATTGCACAGATTGAATTGGAAACTAAAGAATCAAATGCAGCAACACCACCTGTTGATGTTCCACCAACACCACCTGCAACAGAATAAATAAATTTTATTGCGTATCTGAATCAGCCTGAAATGTATTGTTTCAGGCTTTTTTACGTCTTGGAACGAAAATAAATTGAAATAATTTAATAAAGGCTATTGTTATTTCAATTATATAATATATATTTGTACTACAAACAAACAAATACAAACGATAATTTAAAACAAACACAAATGGAAAATTCAGAAATTTACGCAGCATTGGCATTGATTGCCGTTATCCTTATAACAACATTAGTTGTTAAATTTAGAGGTGCCAAAGGAAGTATTAACGCCATCAACAGATAATTATGGAATCAATCAAAGATCTTTCAGAACTGAAAGTTGGTGAAAAGGTTCACTATAAACCAAAGCATTTCACAAGCTCACAGCAATCACCACAGAACGGAATGGTGAAATCAATTCCTGAACATTCAAATGAATTTGTTTTTGTGGTTTACGACTGCAATAACGATTGGGAAAACTTTCAAAAATACACAGGACAGGGAACCAATTTAAAGGATCTTCATCCAGGATGGCAACCAGTTTTCAAAAGTGCTGATTCAAATTCAGTAACAATGGAAATTGATGGTGTTGAAGTTGTATTTGAAAAGGTTGATGTTGCAGAAAAAATTGAACAGTCTGAAAATTGGTTTATGGATGGTTACACAGGAACCGAAAAAACACATCAGGCCATTGCATCATTTTCAATTGGATCTGATGATTTTGAGGAAATCACAGAAATTGAAACATTCAATCAAACAATCTAAAACAGAAAACTAAAAACAATAAATTTTCATCCAAAAAATGCATCCAAACCGGGTGCATTTTTTTGTTTAAAAACCATTCAAATAGTTTTTTTGTATTTGTTAATGTAATTCAATAGATATAATTTATATATTTGTTGAAATATTAATCAACAAAATCATTTAAAAAATGGCGGTAAAACCACAAAAGATTAAGGAACGACTTATGGAATTGTTTCCAAAGGCGAAAAACTTATCTAAAACAAGGATGAACGTTTTAACGGTTGCACTTGGTAAAATTCCGGCTGATGATGCCGATGATGATGCAATTGATGCAGTTATCAATGATTACAATTCAGCATTTAATTTTGAAGAACTTGCAAGGCAGGATGATACCATTCGCACCTTGCAAAAAAAGCTGAAGGACCAAAAGAAATCCGATGATGAACAGGAAGAGGAAGAAGAGGAAGAAGATGATCCAAAAAATCCAGGTGATAAAAAACCGGATGAAATGCCAAAATGGGCAAAGGGATTGTTCCAAAAACTTGATTCTGTTTCCACTGAGTTAACTCAGATCAAAACCGGAAAGATTATTGAAAACAAAACGGAAAAAGCAAAATCACTTATTGCAAAATCCGAAATATTGAAAAAACTTCCTGAAAAGGTTCAACAAAGATTTTTAAAAACGTTGGAACTTGACAATGAAGAACTTTCAATTGAAGATCAGATTGCAGAATTGGAGGAAGAAAATGAAGAATTTGTTCAATCAATGGCAGATTCAACATCAGTTGCAGGAACACCACCTGCAAATTCAACAGCATCAAAAGTTTCTGATGAAGAACTTGAAGATATTGTTGGTAATATGTAAAAACAAAGTTTAATTAAAAACAAAAAAAGAAATGGATCCAATAAATATTGGTAGTAGCTCTTCAGTTGACACATCACAGGATCACGTTGTTATTCCTCATGTGTTGGAAGATATTCCAGGCGGAAAATCTTTGGATGTAACAGGGGTTACAGAAGAAGTTTTGAAGGCCGGAAGGGTAATCATTGAGGAAACAAGTTCCGGTGATTTGAAACCCTTAGCAATTTCAGGTGGTGCATACGCATCATTGCCAGGTGGACACACTTACAAAGGTGTTCTAATAGCCTCAGTGCTAACAAAAAAACCTTTTGCATCAATTATGGTGCGTGGAAGGATGAACAATGAAGCAGCTATTAATGCACATGAGCTGCCGACAGTTCCGGCCGGTGCAATAACTGCACTGCCATTAATCAGATTCAATAAAGACTAAAAAAAAGTATCATGGAAAAAAGTCTATTTGCACAATGGGTTGACAAGTATTTTGCACCACTTGTTACCAAAATTGTTGAAACGGTTAATGGTGATAAAAATCCGCTTACATATCGTTATAAAACGATGTTGAGAAAAAATTATTCCACCACTTTGAAATGGGGATCTTTAAGTTCAAAAGGAAAAGCAGTTGCAGCAGATGTTGTTGCAATGGATTCTTCTTTACCTCTTAAAAGCAGACCAAGTATTTCAACGGCTGAAGGTGATATTCCAAAAATCGGAATGGCGTTGTATCTTAATGAAAGAACGTTATCTGAATTGGATATTTTGGCTGCGACAAATCAAAATGATTCCAACAAAAAAATGATCATTCAAAAATTGTTTGAAGATGCCAAACGTGTTGTTGTTGGTGTTTCAGAACAATTGGAATATCAATTTTTGGAAGCACTTTCAACTGGTTACTGTTTGGTTCCTGATGAAACCAATACAGGGATTGCAATCCGTTTGAATTTTCAACACCCGGATGAAAACAAATTTGGTGTTGGAACGGTTTGGAGTGATGCAGATGCAAAGCCATTAACAGATATTGAAAACGTACTGGAAAAAGCCCGATTGGATGGCAATACAGTTACAAAACTGTTTATGGACCGAAAGGCGTGGAACAATATGAAATCCAAAGCTGAGGTTAAAGAATTGTTTGCAATGGGCAGAGGTTTTGCCGGTGCTAATATTTCAACACCATCAGTTTCAGCATTGAATGAAGTTTTGCGTGATAATTACGGTTTTGAAATCGAAATAATTGATCGTTCGGTTCGTTTTGAGAAAAACGGAAAAGAAACAGTTAAAACGCCATGGGCATCAGGTGTTGTTGTTTTCGTTACAAGTGATATTGTTGGTGATCTTACCTGGGGTAAATTAGCTGAAATGAATCACCCTGCAAAACAAGTTGATTACACAATTGCAGATGATTTCATCCTGGTTTCCAAGTTCCACAATGTTAATCCGTTGCGAGAATGGACCACATCACAGGCGTTGGCCGTTCCAGTAATTAATGATGTTGATTCAATTTACATTATGAATTCTGAAGAAGCTCAAACCACAGAAGGCCAAACAGAAGGTGATGCAACAATAACTATTTATGAAGATACCAGTGTCTTAGTTGTTAATCTTGTAAATGCAATCAATTCAGTTTCCAAAAAAGGAGCATCAACTGATATGACTGATAAAGAATTGATCCTATTGGTTAACAGTTTGACAAATGCACAGGAAACCAAATTGAAAGCCATTTTGGAAATTCCAGTTGTTGATGCAGGTGATGATGAAGCAGCGAGTGCAGCAGTTCACGAACTTTCAGGAACAGCAACAGCAGCCGGTGATAAAACTATTGCGTCAACTCTTTGGAGTAATGTTTCAGGTCCATCAACACCAACATTTGATGATGCAACCGCATTAACAACAAATGCAAATGGTTTGGTTACTGGTGCATATGTGTTCAAGTTGACTGCAACCGATTCTGAAGGAACCGTTGCAAGCGATACCGTTACAATTACGGCAACCGTAGAATAAAAAGTAGGTTATGTATAGCAATGAGGTAAAACAGGCGTTAAAAGAAAGAATTGGATTTGGATCTGATGAAGGCATTTCAATTGATATTGATGATGCACTGAAAATTGGAACATCTGAAAGGACAGCATCCTATTTTCACAAATTGGTTTCAATCCCAAATCTTTATTTCAGCGTTCCAACTGTTGACATGGAAAAAGCAGATTTTGAAGAAATTCTTGATCAGCTCAGAACAGATGCAGTTGCAAACGCATTAACGGCTGTTTTACATCAAAGCGTTGATTATGTTGATTCATTTGATTATGATGAAACAATTATTGAAAAGATTTCACTGTTTGATGATGTAATTGGTTATTCATTGGCTATTTCTGCATTGGAAATGATGGTTTCCAGTAACAGGAAAAACGATGATACCAGGAACGTTGTTTTAAGTTACCAACAACTGAAGGTGGAGTTGGAAGGAGTTAAAAACGAAGGTGGCCATGTGATTTCACAGGGATTGAACAGGAAACTGTTTTATGCCATACGGCAAGCCAGGAAAATAATCTTTCCTCAGAAAATAATTGTAACATCCAAACCTGTTTGGTAATGGCAAACAATCTGAAGTTAAATCCAGTTGGAGTTGATAAGGAAATTGCAGATTTGCAAACGTCAATTTATAATCAATTAGGCTATTCTAACATTGAAGGATATGGAAGATGTTATTTGATAAAAGATAAAAATCAAAAACTTATTCCGGCACACTTTGTAAAAGGAAAAGATTATGTTGAAGTTTTGCCAAATGACAAAAATTCATCCAATGGCCATTTCTTTTTTATGACAAGTGAAAAATCAAAGTTTGAAAAAAAACAGGCATCAGTGGAAACTGATATTTATTTTCTTTTGAACATTGAAAAACTTAAACCGGGAATTTTGCACAGGGCAGATGAAGAAGTACTTGAAGATATAATTGGAATAATTGAAAAATACAAATTCTTTTCAATAAATGAGTTTGTAAAAGGTGAAAAAGCACTGGAAGATTTCAAATCTGATTTATTGGATATGCAACCATATTTTTTCCTGAAGATTACCGGAACAATAAAATATCAATTTAACTGTTAAAAACAAAAAACATCATGAAAAAAAATCTGATGAATATTCTAATATTATCCACCATTGTAAGTGATAATTGCGGAAATGAAGCAACACCGACAATGAACACCGGTGGAAAAAAACAGTGTTTACCAAAGCCAGTTCAAAGTTATGCATTAGCACGTAACACTTTTGAATTTGCAAGTACAACCGCAGCGAGAACAAAAGCAGCGTGGGATGCAGCAAAAGAGGCAAAGGACATTGTAATATTTTGGGATGTTGAAGAGTTTGCACAGGCAAACACGGAACCAACCAAAAAAGAAGGAAGGTTTAATGATTATCCATTGAAAGATGGTGTTCGTGGCCTTAATTTAACGCATTATTTAGGTGATTGCCCTTATAATGCACTTGAAAGCTATGATAACTCAGGTGAATATACCAAAATGTTCAGAATCTTGACTGATGGAACATTTACGGCTGATGTTCAGGATGATGGAAAAGTAAAGGGTGAAA